TAAAGAATCTATAGTTTTTTGGTATTGTTTGTCTTTGTCTGAGGAATAACCTTGTTTATAAGTAAATAACCCATAGATTATTACACCTAATAAACAAACTAAAACCAATTGTAAAACAAATTTTTTCATATTAATCTTCTTCAGAAGAAGGAAGAATAATTTTTTCTAATGCTTTTTTATCAGCAGTTAATTTTTTTAATTCATCCTTAATTTTTTCTTTTTTATCACCTTTAGCTTCAGTGTATTCTTTAGCTAATTCTTTCATTTTAGTTACAAGTTTTTGTAATTTATTTGAAGCAGTAGTGATTGAATCTTTTTTTTCTAATTCTGCTTTTGATGGTTCTTGGTCTTCATCATCTGATTCAAAAAGTCCAGTCATTTGACCTAATAATTTTGTAGTATCACCTCCTTTTTCAGCTTGAGCTATTATTTGGGCTATTTGTTTTGCAAATTTTGGATCTTTATTAATTTTATCCTCAATTTCTCTAGCTTTAGGATCAGTTGATTGAACTGCAGGACCAAAATTTTCTGTTACTGATTCTTCAGATAAAATTTCGTATATGTTATCTTTAATTTGCTTCTTTAATTCAGACAATTTCATGATAATAAATATCAACCAAAGATTGTTTCTTTAATTTTTGCAATACGTTCTTCAGTACTACCTGAAAGTTTAACTAGTTTTTTAATTTTATGATTACTTCTATATAAAACCAAATGAATAATACTATCAATAGTTTCTCTATATTTCAAATCAGTAGTTCTAACTCCATTGTCTTCCATTTCAACACCAACAGGAGATACATAAAAAATATAATCATATTCTTCAACTAATTTATAAGCAGCATCACAACATGCTTCAGCCTCATAATAATCAATTGATTTAGCTGCTTTAGTAAACGCCATAACATCAATTACAGTACGATCTGTAATAATATTATCATGCATTAACTCAGCACAACGTTCAGCTAAAAATACAAATTGACCTTTTAATGTTGAATCAGTATTCAATGGAATACCTAAATCACGCAAGTATTTAGAACGTTCAGTAGCAAAATTATACCCTTCAAACTCAGGCAAATTCATCAAAGCATTTACCAATGTAGTTTTACCTACACTCATTGTTCCACATAATCCTATTTTCATATTAATTTAAAAAGCTTCATAAGATTCAATTCCATATTTTCTATCCTTATTATCATAAGAATATTTTACACCTAATTCTCTTACATTTTGTAATTTGTAAAAATTAATTATTTCATTTAATGAATTAAATTGTTTACTAGGTTCTGCCCAAGTTTCTTTCGCATAAGCATTAGGTGGAGTTAGTCTATAACCTTGCCAAGTTCCATCTAAATTAAGTATTCTATCAATAATTACTTTTTCCATATTAGTTTCTATTTTGACCTGCTTGCCCCATTGCTGTTTTGTACCATGGAAGACCTTCACGATTACGTCTTCTTTCTTTCCAATCATCATGACTATATTGAATACCATGAATATGATATTCTTTTTTACCATTTGGATGGATTAAAGCTGCTTCTTCCATATTGTGCAATTTCCCTTCCCAAATCCAAGCAATAGTACCATCAGCTTTTACTAATTTTTTACTTGGTTGAAATTTATTTTTATCACTCATAATATTAATATAACATATTTTTTACAAAAAGCCAAACATTATTTCCAGCTAATAATATCACCATGCAAATTATCCCACTCGCATCCTTTATTAATTAATTTAGATACAGCTAAAATACCTTGAGCACCTGATACTGTAATACCACGAGCTGATAAAGCATCTCCTACAAAGTGAACATTCTGGTATTCAACTAGAGCTAAATCACTATGATAAACAAGCGGTTCAGGTGATAGATATTTTACTTCAGGAACATAAACACCCCAATCATCTTGTAATGTTGGAAATACTTTTTTCATATCTTCAATAAAGTCTTCAATATAATCCCAATACTCACCCATTCCTTGTTGTATAATACTTAGATTATCAATTTGAACAGAACTAACTCTTTCACCTTCTGATGTAGTTGATGGTTTACGAGTTGGACTATAATATAAACCTGTTCCTGCATATTGTAATTCATTTACTACTTTACGTGACCAAGCAAATGGGTCTCCAATGTTATTAATTTCCATAATAATACCAAAGTTAGTCATGTCATTTCTATATTTAGGATCTTTTTTAGCATGACCATTATAGGAATGATTACCGTAAGTGTCTTCTACAGCAACATAAGCGGCATTATTATTAGTACAAAACGAGCGTAATGAAACGCCTTTATCTTCAAACTTACGATACAATTTAAAATCATAACTAATGTCGATTAGTTTCTGAAAGTGTTTTTGTGGTGCTTCAAATCGAACTCCAATTTGTACTGATTTAGGTTCAGTTTCTAGTTGATATTCGTCTTGAATACTTTGAGCAAAGTCAATACCTGATTTACCTACTCCAAAAATCAATTCATTATATTCAATAGCGTATTGTCCTTCTTTGCCTTTAACAGTTACATAGACTAAATTAGTTTCAAAGTCAACTTTAAATACACGTTCATTCCAAACAAACTTAACACCTTTAGACACTAAATAATCATACCAATTCTTACCAATTTCATGAAGATAATCTGTACCAACATGCCATACAGGAAATAAACGAAGACCAAAATATGGTTTAATAAACTCAGGTTCTTCTACTGGATTTGAACATTGTACTTCTTCAGGTTTAGGATGAAAACGTTTAAAGTTATTAATAACTTCATCCATTAATTCCATTGCTTTCTTTTCACCAACATACTTTGAAAGTTGACCTCCAATTGCTGTATGGTAAGTTAGTTTACCATCACTCCATCCTCCAGCACCTAGAAAACCTGTCATTACTTCTTCTGGTTTTCGGTTGTAAGGATCATTACCCATGTCAATGATAGTAATGTTTTTGCCTGGATAACCATTGTCAACTAATTTAGTAGCGGCATTAACACCTGCTACACCTGCTCCTACAATTACAATTTTCTTATTCATGTTCGTTTGTTAATATATCATACTTTACACTAAAAGCCAAATTAAAGATGGCACCTTTTTAGGGGCGCCACAGCTGCCATATATTAGACTCTTGCGAGCGACTGGCTATGAATCAGTCTTTATTTATTTTAATTACAAGTTTTCCTTCGCCTTTTATAACTCGGTGCCACTCATGTCTTAATATACATATCAAAAGGTTAGGTTCCAAATCCCAAGGTAATTCATTTTCAAACTGGAATTTCCATCCTTCACCGGGTTCAATAATTTCAATTGTTCTGTCTTCATCATCACGATGCCACATTAGCTCTATAGGGTCAATGTTTTCATCAAATTCCCTAATAATGTATTCGTCTGTAACCTCTAAATCTTTATACGGCTTTGTCATCTGTGATAGGACCACCTACAACCCAAGCATCACAAGTTCGAGCCGCAGCACATTTAAATTTTAAAAACCTGCAGTATCCTAATTGGCCTGCTTCAATAACATCGAATGGATCTTCAGTACCTTCATCATCACCAATCCCTTTAGCTATACAATCTAATGTTTTAGTTGTAACATCAAAAGCAGCACAATTACCACAACGAGATGTTTTAGCTTCTTTTACAGAATCAAGCTTCCACATATCTGCTTTAGCCTGCCAGAATTTATTATTTGGTTGATTAGGATTTAATGGACCATATCCATACTCATTAATTGCCTTCTGTCTGTTCTGGAGGTTAAGTTCAATATTTTGAGTTGGTGCAGGACATTTAGCTACCTCTGCTTCACTTAGTATATCTAATAAATTGATCATTTTTTATTTCTAATTAAAAGTTCACCTAACACCTCTAAACGACCAACTTCTCTTTGAAAATCTACAGGAGACATATTAAGAGATATTTTTCCTAAAGTTTGATTAAATTCTTGTTTAGCTTTTTTTTCATCAAATTTACCTTTTGATGCTTTATCATAGTAAGGAGCTTTAACTTTAAAATGATTATAAGTTAACATAGCTAAACCACCTTTTGATTGAGCAGTATCTGCTATTTTAGCAGCACCTTCACCTCTAGTTTTAGCAAACTCTTCAAAAGTTTCTTTAACTTTTTTTGCTTCATTTAATATATCTTGAAATTTAATCATTTTGTCTTACCCCAAGTTTTACCTTTACCTTTTTTCTTACACCCAGCAGGAGTAGGTCTACAAGCAGGATATTTAGAACGACTTTCGCCTTCTTTTCTACCACAAGCTTTATATCCTCCTTTACCATCAGGTGCATTACAATCTACCCAACCACCTTCTTTACCTTTAGGACCTTGACGTTTAAACCATTTATGAAGACTTTCATCTTCATTTAGTTCTTCTTCTTTAATATCTTTCCAAATTTTACCAGCGCGGCATCTTACTACTGCGCCTGATTTGTAGGCAGATGGTTTATCAAACTTGCGGTCAGCAATACGAAGACATCTGTCTCGTTTTACTTTCTTTTCAGTAAGTACTTCTTTAATAAGTTTTTTTAATTTATCTTCCATTACCAAAATCCTGAAAAGTTTGACTTTAATCCTAATAATTTAGCGTAGCGAGGCAAACGGCAAGACCAATAAGATGCTTTAGTTCTATCTTTTTTGTTAGGACAATCATGTCTTTTAGAAAAAGCAGCTCTTGCTTTTGAATTATTTATTTTAGCTGATAAGCCTGAGGTGTCCCCAAAGGATACTTTTTTAATTTTACCTTTATCTTTTACATAAACATAAAACTTTTTAGCTCCACCACGTTTAGGTTTACCAATTGGTGGGTCTTTTTTTTCTTCTTCTAGTTCCATATCTTCCATTATGAAATCTAATGGAACTTTTTTATCTTCATAAATACCAAATTCACCTAAATGTGTTTCGGTTAATATAGCTAAATCATCACCTGAAAAATCTAAAATACCACGAGTGTATAATGTTCTTGCCTCAGCCCATAAATTAAAATAATTAGATGAAC